AAACTTTAAATAAAACACCAATAGATAAGGAGCAAAAAAATGTTATTAGGTAAAAAAAACGAAACGAATGCAGTAATAGAATATAAAGATATTATATCTGAAAAAGAATTTAGACTTATGTATTCTAACACGATATTTCCAGAAGAATTAACAAACGATAATATAGCTGGAACAGAGTACACTTGTATAAAAACTGAGACAATTACACCTATACAACAGACTTCAAGTGAAGTTTTACAATGTAGAGCTATATACGATAGTAAAACAGATTCGTATAATCGAGAATGGTATTTGTATACTGTAAGTCCCGATGTAGAAAAAGATAGGCGTACGCGTAAACTTAAAGAAATGAAGAAACAACGAAATGCGCTTTTAGCTGAAAGTGATTATACTCAAAGTTTAGATTATTTTTATTTAAAAGAACAATGGAAGGTATATAGAGATAAATTAAGAACCATTTTTGATAATAATATAGATCCATTTTTAATAGTATTTCCTGAAAAGCCAGGAGTATTTACAAATGACTTAAAAGGTAATAAACTAAAAAAAATTGCAAAAATGACTGCTGTTACAGATAAAATATTATATACTTCAAATATACCATCAGGATTAGGTTTTAATATTTCTGCGTCGTATACAAATTACTTAAATTTAACTATAGCATCTTCATTGAATGTTACTAGTATATCAGATAGTTCTGGTAACTTACATACTGTAACAAACGCAGAATTGTTGAAAGTTATTGAATCAATTAAATTATTTGGATTAGATACAATCACAACAAATTCAAAAAAGAAAGCAAAAATTGAAGCTTGTACAACTCAAGCAGAATTAGACTTGGTGATTATATAATGGAAAACTTCAAACAACGAATTATAAACATATTAATAGGTTTTGACCAATTCATGCAAGTGTTAGTTTATTTAGGTAAGTATACTCCAGATGAAACTATTTCTGGTATGATAGGTAGACATATACGTGATAATTCTGCTAATAAAGTAGAAAAAATGATATGTTACTTTTTAAGAAAAATAGAACACAAACACTGTATAAATAGTATAGATAACCAAGAAAGGTTAAAAGGAGAATAAAATGAAATACGCATATTATATTTTTGTGTTATTTACCGTAATACTAAGAAGGCTAATATTTCCACTTATATATTTAGCTATACCAGTTAGAGGCTTTTTAAGAAATTCTGTATATAACTATCATCTAAAAAATAATAAAATTTTAAAACGATTATCCGAAAGAAATCCAGTAAAAGTAGAAAATGGATGGCAACTTAATAATATACATGGTACTACAAAAGGTTTCGTGAAAGAAAACAGGTTTACTCTATTAAAATATATAGTAAGTTTACCATTATGGTTACTGCTTGATGACGATAGTATGGCAGATACATACGATGCTGGTTTTAATAAAACAATCATAGATAAAGAAAGAAAAACATGGATGCCAAAGTTTATTGTAAAACGATTGAGTAATGCGAAGAAATCAGCAGATGTTAGTGTTCAGGGAAATAGTTTTGATTTAGGAGATAAAAGAGCTGAAAATGGACTGTTTAGTTTCTGGAGTAATTTCTGGTGGACATTAAGAAACCCTTCTTATAACTTTAACTATAAATTTAATGAAATAGTTAATGAAGACCTCGTATTTAAAATAGTAATAGCTAATAGAATAATAGGCTGGCTTGCCCAACCAAATTATAGTGATTTAGTAGACAACGACGGAAAAAGGTATACAACATACACTTGGGAATTAGGAAGAAAAATATAGTTAACGGTGTTAGTTAACGCGTTAACGTATTTTTAGAGTTATAAATAGAATAAATACAATTAAAAAAGGAGTTAAAATGGCAAATATAGCAGAATTAAAGAACGCTATTGGTGCTGGTGCAAAAGCTAGTAAATACAGATTAAATTTTAGTATACCAGCTGCAGTACCTGTTAGTTCAAATTTACAGAATGCTGATGCATTGTGTAGTGCTACATCGTTTCCAGGTGTTACTATCGGTCAGATAGAAGTATGGGGACAAGGAAGAAAATTAGTATTACCAGGTGATACTACTTTTGAGAACAATTGGACTGTTACGTTTTATTTAACAGAAGATCATGGTTTAAGAAAAGATTTGTATAGTTGGATGGTTAGTGCAGACAATTTTCAGAAGAATTCGCATAGTGGCAATCCTGGAGATTTAATGGGCGAACTAAGTGTAGAACAATTAGATAGCGCTGGAAATCCTACAGCTAAATATACATTTCATAATGTTTTTGTATCAGAGTTAGCAGAAGTTGCTGTATCTGATGAGACTATCGATGAAATTAGTACATTCGACTGTACATTTAGTTTTACTGACTGGGTTGCAGGTGATGGTGAATTACCAGATGCAAAAGCTGGTGGAAAGCCTACTTTAAATAGTATCGCTTAACTCGTTTAAGTGGTTTAAGTTGTTAAAGAATAACCGATGAAAGAGTTATCAAAACAAGATTCTATAAAATATGTAAGAACTATCTTGAAACAGAATGTAACTAACGTAAAAAAGAAGTTACAACCAGGTAGAATTATAATGTTTAAATATGATGCAAAAGACAAAACAGTAGTATATGATAAGACTCCGTTAGTTTTTGTTTTGAAAGCGTCTAAGAGAAGAATGTTAGGATTAAATTTTCACTGGTTACCATTTAATAAAAGAATAGAGTTTGTAAGATATATAATGAAGACAAATAAACGAAATATAAAAAATAACGTACCATTAGTCTTTAATTATAATTCTGCAAGAGCTTTTCTTAAAAAAGGGAAATATTATCCTGTAATAAGAATGTATATACGTACAAGAATAGGTTCAAAAGGTGTGTTAATACCGGATGATAATTTTTTACATATATCACGTACAAAAACAGGTACATTTAGTACTCCGAGTACACCTAAGAAACAATAGTTTAACTTTGTTTAATTATTATAAATAAAATAAAAAGGAAAGTAATGGACGCTCAAGTAGCAAAAGATCTATTTAAAAATGTGCAAGATAGAGAATATACAGATTTTTCGAATGCTGTAAAACAAGAGTTAGCAAATAAGATGATAAATCATCCTGTTATTGCAACTGCAAAATCTGAATATGAAAAAATTCAAGATATGGAAGATATTTTTAAAAAGATCAGTAATTCATAAGATACTAGAAATCCAGAAACTTAAGGAACATCAAATGAGTAAAATAGAACCACCAGCTACACCAGCAACACCAGCAACACCAGCTAAGTTTATAACAGAAGATGCAAATGTATTAACTACAGAGATATCTGAAGAATTAAACGAAGCAACTGGTACAACTCAGAAGAACTATTATATCAAAGGTACATTTAGTACTCCAGATATGAAAAATAGAAACGGTAGAATATATCCTAGACATATCTGGGAGAAACAAGTCCGCGATTATCAAATTGAGTTAGCAAATAAATCAGTTAATACACTTGGCGAATTTGAACATCCAGCTAGAACATCTGTAAGTCAAATGGATGCTGTAATGAGAATTACTGAGTTAAAACTTGAGAATGGTTTAGTTACAGGTAAAGCAAAGATATTAAACAACAATTCAAAAGAAACTAACCAGATAAAAGCTTTAATAGATGAAGGTATTAAAATTGGTGTATCTTCAAGAGGTGTTGGAAAAGTGAAAAATGGTATCGTTGAAGAATTCAAATTAGTTACATACGATTTAGTAACAGATCCAAGCGATTATGGTGCTAACTTAAATGGTTTAACTGAATCATTATTAGAATCTAAGTCTTACGAAGTAAAAGATGGAATAATCGAAGAAATTCAAGAAAGTACAAAAAAATGTAAAGACGATATGTGTAGCATATATAGCAAAGAAGAAATTCAAGAAGCTGCTATGACAAGTTTTGAGAAACTTATTACTTCTTTATCTGACGATATTGTAGAAGCAAAAGCATTTAAAGTTACAAAAGAACAGTTTAATTCAGATGAATTCCAGAAATGGTTAGAATTAAACACAGATTCAGTGGAAACTAAAAATGATGTTACTTTATATAGTTATAAAGGTGAAGATCTTTTTTCTTATAGTACTAAACATCAAAAAGTAACAGTTATAAAAAACGGTTTGAAGTTAAACCAAGATTATTTCGATAAGTTAAATGAAAAAGTAGACTATGATAAAATTTATTCAGCTTTAGAAACATACGATGAGAAGTTTTATAAGTTAGTAAAGAAAACAGGTTTATATTATATAATAACAAAAGTAGATATTAGAGGTACAGTAGTACGTTTATATACAGATAAGTACACGAATATATTAAAATCTGATTTAGACGTTTTTAAATTTGACTATAGACTATCTTGGGATAAGAACGGAACTATCTTAGAAGTCGATCTTTAGATTTAATCTTAAAGTTATAAATAAATAAAACAATATATCTGTTGAAAAAGTCCGAATAGAGGATATATTTAAAAAAGGAGAGTTACAAATGGAAAAATTATTTGAGTCATTAGACGAGAAGATTTTCACGAAACAAATGAAAGCGACTCTTTTGGAATCTTTTGATAAAGCTATCACAGAAAAATCAGAAGCTCGTGCAGAAGTACTTGCTTTAGAATTAGCTGAAAGTAAAATCGAAGAATTCAAAACTGTTTTCGAAGCTGAAGCAAAAGAAGCTAAAGAATTAGCTGAAAAAGATCTAGCTGAACATTTAGACGACTATTTAGTTAGAGTTGTTGAAGATTTCGTTACTGAAGCAAAATCTACAATCGAAGATGCTACAGAAATTAAGAAAGCTAACATGCTAAAAGAAGCAATGTCTGCGATGGTAGTTGCTACATCTGTTGATGTATTAAGAATTGAAGAAGCAAAAGAAAAGGCAGACGAAGATGTTGTTGCTAATTTAGAAGCTGATTTAAAAGAATCTACTGTAAAATACGATAAACTAATCGAAGAAAACATCAAACTTGAAAAAGAAGCTGCTGAATTACTTCGTATGGGACTTGTTAAAGAGATGACTGAATCAATGAGTATTGTTGAATCAGAAAAATTCGTAAAAATTGCAAATCTTGTTGAATTTACAGAGTCTGCTGAATATGTTACTAAATTAGATGCTATTAAAGAATCTATTAGTAAACCAGTTGCTGAAAAAGTTCAGAAAGAAGTTAAACCTTTAACTGAATCTAAATCTAAATCAGATTACAGTCACTTAATCTAATTATAAATAAACTAAAAAGGAAATATAAATGGAAACATTAACTGAAAAACACGCTGATCTTCTTGAATCAGAAAAATTTGACGCACTAGCTTCTACTGACGCTGCTGCTCTTGCACTAGTGCTTGAAAATACTGCTAAAGAATTTGACAAGTCACTAAACGAAAACACATTATCTGGAGACGTATCTCAATTCACTCCAATCTTAATGCCAATGGTACGTAGAGTTTACCCTAACCTTGTTGCTAACGAGATTCTTGGTGTTCAACCAATGTCTATGCCTACTGGTTTTATCTACGCTTTAACTAACGAATATGCTGGTAGTACTACAAATAGTATTTCTCCACTTGGTTCTGATATCGGTATGGGTGGACAAATTCTTGTTTCAAGCATTGATGTTCCTGCTGGAGAAACTGTAACTGGTGCAACTTCTGCTGCTGTTGGTACTGTTGTTTATTCTGAAGCTGACGGAGTTAACTTTAAACTTCTTGTTAAAATCACAATCGGTGCTCCTTTAAGCGTTGAAGGTTTTACTACTAACGCTGCAACTCCTGCAACTGGTACAATCTCTGCTTTCTATACAAACGAAGCTGCTTTTGGACAAATTCTTTCTAACTATACTGGTACTTACACAACAGCACAAGCTGAAGCACTTGGTAATGACATGAATGAAATTGGTTTTTCAATCTCTAAAAAATCAGTCGAAGCACAATCAAGAGCTCTTAAAGGTAAATATTCTGTTGAAATGTACCAAGATCTTAAAGCACAACATGGCTTATTAGCTGACGAAGAAATTATGTCACTTATGAGCTACGAAATGCAAGCTGAAATTGACAGAGATATCGTTAACTTTGTTAATACTAACTCTACTAAAGTAGCTAACGCTTCTAACATCTCTTTCTCTGGTGTATCTGATGCAGCTGGACGTTGGGAAATTGAAAAATACAGAACAGAAGTTATCAAAATTTCTAAAGAATCTCAACAAATCGGTATTGATA